AAATGTCCTCCTTGCAAATATAAGAGACAGGGTGAAATAATCTCAAACATCTACAAGGAGAACCAGGGGGGAGACTAGTAGCTAAGTTTAACCTACAGCAGCGGCAGTCAGATTGTTAATGACTACATTAGCAGGCGTGTTCTTAACAACTGTAGTAAGCTCAGTGGTAAGCGTACCACCTACTGCATCAATACCATTATCAGCAGCCGCCTTACCAGAAGTATTGAACTCCATGTTCTGAGTCTTCCTACCTGCAAGATAAGCTAAACGGAAGGTAGGCAAATCTACACCTACAGCCATCTTAGCCCAACTAGTGTTAGTATTAAAGAGCGGATGCTCAATAAGACGGAACTTACCACGAGGACTAGTGAGAGTACTGAACTGCAAGCCAAAGTTAGTCTGGCCATCTACCAAGTGATAGGTACCATTTAAACGACCAATCTCGTTAATAACAAGCTTAGCAGAACCACCAACAAAGAGAACTCTTTCAGCCGATCCTTTAGGATCGGTAGCTTGGTTAAAGACTGGATCAAGGAAACCTAGAAGCTGAGTCCAAGTAGTAGTAGCACCAGCTGTAAAGCTATTAACTACACCAGCATAAATTGGCGGATAGAAACTAGCATCCTCTATCATAGCTACAAGTCCTGCCATCGTACGGAAAGGTTGTCCGTTACGAGTACCTTGTGACTTCTGACCAAAGAAAAGTGCTTTCTCAATGTCAGCTGCGTGGAGTGCAGCAGCATCTTGGCGAGACTCAGCATCAGTACTATCACCTGCGATAACATGAGTAGCCTGTGCAGAACCTGAGATGCTCCAAGTATTACGAAAGATCTGAGTCAGGTTAGTTACACGAACTGGAATAATGTTATTAGCAAGAGGCCGATCAGACGCTTCCTCAAACGCATTACCAACTTGATAAAGATCGGTATCATCCGTAATATTAGTAGGAGTCACTGTTCCTACACCACGGGTTACTTGTACATGAGTAGCATCAACAATAGCATCAATAACAACATTCTCACCCGTATCATCTGAACGCATGATCATACCCGGAAGTAAATTAGCTGTACTTACTACATGAAAAAGATTATCAGTAGCATTAGCTACAGCTGTATCCAATAGCATTTCAGGAAAGATCATTGTCTTAGAGAAAAAGCCATGCTCAACTTGCAGCGCAGTTTCATCTGAAAGCATAGAGGTAAGTGCAAACAATGGTGCATTACCATTAGGCATCAAACGCGTGATCATAGCGGCAAACGATTTCGCTGCCAGATCAGTTGTAAAATCACCAGTATTAAAAATTCCGGTAGTCATAATTCATTCTCCGCCCGCAGGCATTAGAAGTTAATAATTAAAAGTTAAAAGCAAGATTTAGAACAGATCAAAAGTCGCAGCAGCTGTCTTAACCAAAGTAAACACTCGTGAAGACTGAGGAGGTACAGACAAACTGTTATTAGCACCTATAGCAGTATTACCAGCACCTGCACCAATAACAACATCAAATGCAGCTGCTTGAGCATTAGTAACTACAAAACTATACGCGTCACCTATATCCATACCTGTAAACGCAGCTGCAATAAGTGCAGCAGTAGGCAGAGTATAAATAACATCACTAGTAAGTGTAGTACCTTGCTGTATTAAACCGCCACTAAGATTAGCTACAGATAGAGTTTCATCCGTCTCAGCTGCGCGATTATCTGCAATAAAGTTAGACACTAAGCCAATACCAGCTCGTGACAACTGTGACATACGATAATCTTTCTGTTCAAATTTGAACCGTATAAACATAATAGTATTCCCTAAAAGTAAAAGAAGTTAAAAAACTTTAACCAAACTTGCTCCAATCTGTTTCACCAGGAGCTAAATCAGGAGCTTTAGGAGCGAATGCTTCACCCATAGCTAAAATAAAGTCTTGCGTCATTTGAGTGATTTGTTCTGGTGTTGCAGTGGGATTTTTTAGCAATAACTGAGCCTTAGTTTGTTCTATTATAGGCTTAACTGCAGGATTATCGAAGATAGGATTGGTGTCAGTTAGATGAGCTGTAGTAGCCTGATCTCTTAACATCTGGGGAATTTTAGCACGTTCCAGTTCTAATGCTTTAGCTACAGCGTTATCAGTAATCTTACTGCCAACTAATGTAGCTTGTACCATTACCTGTCGAGCTACTAAATTCATAGCTTCACCAAAAGCTTTCTGAGCTTCTTCTCCTCCTGCACTTATAGCTGTTAACTGTTCAGGAGTTATAGCTTGTGTGAAGTTAGCTTTAGCTACAGCTTTCTGAATGTCTTCAGCTTTAAGTTCTATAGGAGCATCGGGTGTAGGGGCATTTGGGTCAATAGGTATAGTATCCCATAGAGTCTTAAACTGATCTAGTGGGAGTTCCGGAGTAATTGGCTCAGCTACTACTGGCTCAGTAACTACTGGTGGTATAGTTGTATTATTAGGATCTGTTACTCCTGCACCAGGTGGTATCATACCCGGCTCTACAGGAGCTCCTTGTACTGGTACTGGTTGCCCCTGAACTACAGGTACTGGTGCTGCTGCTGGAACTGCTGGTGTTTGAGTAAATATATCGAACATGCCCATGGGAGTTACCTTCTAGTGGTTAAAGTCTATCTGACTCTGGTGTAGTTAAAGATTCTTCCGCAGCATCTGATGCTGCTAAGATAAAACGATAAGCATCAATCTGACCTTTTAAAGATGCTTCTTGCTGAACAAATCTTTCCTTGCTCTCTGGATCATATTCTAACCCAATTTTTTCACTAGCAGCAGCAGACAAATAATTTTGTATTACTTGCTTCTGAGTGATAGTTAATATTGAACCTTCTAACTCCTCTTGTTCAGTAAGTTCGTAAGAGGAGAAATCATTGGGTATAAGATGAGCCATAATAATAGCCTATGCTAATGGTTCTGAGGTACCTGCGCTAGATTGAGCATTAGCTTCAGGAGGTCTGGGTGTATTTTGTGCTGGTACATAACCGAATTGTTCAGGTAAAGGAGCTGGCCCTAGTTCAGCTATATCTTTATCTTTCTCTATAGCCAAAGCTACTAGCTGATTATACTCATTTAAGGCTTGTTCAAAAGCTACTTGTTCAGAAGACTTCTCAAAGTCAGAAATAGCAGCTCCTTGAGTTTTCATTAAGTAAGAGAACATAGGGCCTATATTATAAGCTTGTCCTATCAATGGAGATGTAGCTACTACTTGTAATGCAGCGCCAAAGCTTTCACCATTTATAAGCTTAGAAGCAGGTATCAAACCATCAGAAATTTTGAAGTCTAATACAGCTTTTCTAAGAGCTACAGGATCTATAGTTACATCTAACCGCTGATCCTGATTGTATATAGTAACGCCAGCTTGAAATTGCAATATGTTAATTTTAAGCATTTGTTTCATAGGTACAAATACTTGAGATTCTATTAAGATAGAAACTACTTGATCTCTGCTATTAGCATTAGCCATTACAGATTCGAATTCATGTAAAGTTTTATTACCTTTTACAAACTGTCCTTGAGAGGCTTGGTTTTGACCAGCTAAATTATTAGCAAGTCCAAGCAATGCTGATACCTGTTGCATTGAAGATGCTTGCTGATCTTCTCGATATGGGAAAGCATATACAGCTTCTGATACTGTTTTACCATAAGCAGCTGGCCGAATAGGAATCTTAGCAGAAGGATTAGCACTATTAATATGAGCGCTAGTGATACGAGAAGGATCATATAAAACACGATCACTAATAGCTCGTCTCCTAGAAGCCATGATAGAGTTCATATAAGCACTAGTAACAGATTGAAAAGGTTCAGCATCAGTAGCTAATGACTTAGTCTGATAAGAAAGACCATCTTCTGCAGGCTGACCTACAAGAATAGGTAAGTAGTTATGAGCATTAGTTTGACGCTCTGCATAGATAATATGCTCATGGTTTACTAATACTATCTTATATATCTGGGGAGTATTAGAATTAGGCACTCTAAGATTAAACTCAGATGGGAGTACACGACAATATAGAGTAGTGATTTCATAAGCATCTTTATATTCTATATTCTTTCTAAAATCTGAGAATCCTGCCCACTTAAGCCAGTTAGTTGATCCACGTTTATTATCTGTTTCAGCAATAAGTGGATTAACGTCTGGAATATAAAAGTTCATGCTTCCCGCGTTCTGAACACCAGTAGCAGCTCCTAACCCAGACTCAAAAGCAGGCACTATATTTCCAACTATCTTATCAGTGAGTCGTGAAATATAAGTCTTAAGTTCTATACGAGACATAAACTCAGTGAAGCCTGCGAATTCACCTCTCTTATAGACTTCAGAAGCTGGTACCTTTTTATCTATAAAAGTATTATAAGGATCAAGACGTCGTATACGGTTACCACTCCAAATTACTTCTTTAGGTATACCTTCAGATGCACTCTTCTGTAAATCAGTTTCTACAGCATATGTTACTTCCTGTAACCAATCTACTTCTAATGGCGCGAAGTTATACTTAAAGCCATCACGAAAGAACATAGCTAATTCTCTTACCCAGCCACCTCTTATAGATTGATCTTCTAGTATTGTTTCCATCTGCAATGCTTGATCTATCCACTGAGGAGCAGATACTACTCCAAAAATAGGATGGCCAGTAAGAAACACAGATGCTTGATAATCAGTAGCAGTTTCTACTTGAGTCTTAATTACAGGTACAGTAATATTTTGAATTCTATTAGAGTCTCCTCTAGCATTAGCTATACGAGCATCTTGCTGTTCCTGAGTTTTATCTAACTCTCGCATATACATACGATCGATTTTCTCTAAGCGTTGTCGCTGAGAATTTCTCGTTAAATTTTCTTGTAGTTGTAAGGAACGGTAATACTCTCTGAATGCATTCTGAGATTTTTCACCAAGTACTACTGAAACGGAGGCTGCCATTGTGATCTCTCTGGTTTAGAATGAGTGTTAGTCTACTAGCTGCCAATCACTGGCAAGTAAATCTGTTTGTGAAGCAAGCCATGGAACAAAATCTTTTTGCACAGTTCTGATATAAATATATGGTAAAGTCATTTTACTATGCTCATCTGGAGCCTGAAGTTCTAAATATTGTTCTGGACCATTCCAACCTATACGAGTTACTTTAAGACCATCTTTCAAGTTTTGTAGTGCAACACTAAAATTCATCATTATCTTACTCCTAAAATGAGTTATTATATTCAGGTACTTCTATTGCATTAAATTCTTGTGATTCTACTATGTTACCTGATACTACATATTCACCAAACTCTTGTACTACGCGCGGTGCATATGTAAGCAAATCAAGTATACCATCTGTATTATCTGTCTTTAATGGATTAAACTGAGTAATTTGCATATGTACATCTAGCTTACATTCATCATGTACAAAGAACTCACCTGCTGCATAAGCTTTGAACATAGTAAGTATACGAGCGTTCTTATTCTTAACACCTGAATATATAGGTACCGCTTCTACACCCATTATACCTAATTGCTTACAAATAAATTCAAACCAGTAGAGTAAAGAATATTGGTAAGCATTGGCTTCTACAGCTATAAGACGACAGTTATGAGTAAGAGCTAATTTAAGAGCTTCGTGAATCGTATCTCCTGGAGAGAATCTACCTTCACGAAGTTTCATTAATATAGGTAGTGCATCATGTATTTCAAAGTACCCTACAGATACAGCATCTGAACCTTTCTTATCTGTAGCTGGATCTATTACTATGAAGTTACCTCCAGATATATCGCCTTCGCTATAAGGTGAATCTGGTAGCTTAGATAAATCGATTAAGTGATTAGTGCTAGCATTCTCATCATTAAGAACTTCTGCGTAAAATATCTCAGGCTTTCCCATAGCCAGATCGTTTTCGAATTCTTTAATAAGCTGCTTTACTGGCTGTAACTCTTCCCAAAGAGACGTACCATCTGCAAGTATGCCGCCAGCTATAAACTTAATCCAGGTAGGATTTTTCTTAAGCTTACGAAGTATGGAGTGCTTAGTAGGATACATATTAGCTACAAACAAAAACATACAGCCAGTAGGAGATTTAGCTTTCATTGCTGTTCCTACTATCCAATTCTCTAAAGAAGTAGATTGTACAGCACTATCAGCACACTCTCTAGATTGTACATCTTCAAAGAGCATAACATCTGGACGTGTGTTTTTAATATTAAGCCCACGTAAACTACTCTCTGCTCCTACTGCTGCTAAGGTAATGTTTCTACCTCTAAAACCAAACTTCTTAATTCGCTGCGTATCTTTCTCTATACCAAGTTTCCAGTCTCCAAATACTGCTTTGATATTAGGCTCTTCTAACATATCTACTATATCTGCTAAGATAGCTTCTGCAAGAGGAGCAGTGGCAGATATTACTAGTATAAATTTCTTATTAGTAAAGAGTATACAGAAGATTATAAATATCTTCATCAATGTAGTCTTACCAAAAGCACGCGGTAGACCTAATGCAAGCTGTGGAAATACTCTTACTTGCTGTACATAACCTAACATCCAAGTCCAAACTGACTTAAATACTGGTGGGAAACAGAATGTAAAGATGGTAGGCATTATTAAAGCTGCTAAGAAATCTAGATCTGACTTAGCTAGTTTTTGTATCTCTTGAGTAGAAGCACCTACCTGCTGTATCTCGTTCACGATAGGTAAAGTGCTATCTCCTACATTCTGGAATCCAACAGCTTCGTTTTCAGTGCCACCTAATGATTCTAATACAGTATTCATTAGCTTCCATTAAGTTTAATAATAGGGTTAACTCTAGCCGCAAGTCTCTCTAATACTTTAGAGGCAGATATTATTTCTTGCTGGCTATATATTACTTTAGGAGCAGCAGGTATTTTACGCTGTAAGCGATCTAACACCTGATCTAAAGTTAGATCTTCTCCCCTAACATGGTACTTCCTACACATGATATTTCCTCACACTTCCTCTATAAATTAGAGCGCCTTTAGCTGTAAGTCCTCCTCAGTAAGTGGCGCTTCTAAATGAGAAAGTGCTTTCCGTCGTACTATGTCAGCATCTTCTACAGTTTTTAATAGGTTAGATGATGACAATGTGTGGAGTTCTTGTTCCCCTGCACGGGTTACTTGGTTGTCTATATTAACTGTAAATTTTTCTGCAATAACTGTGGGTAGTATTAAGTTTACAATATTCTGTTGGTTTATTACTTGATCAGGACTAGATTGACCACGACGTTTAGCATTATTAATAGTGGCGATAGCTTGTAACAGATCTCTAGGCTTTAAGATAAAACCAAGGTTTTGCTCTAGTTTATGTAACAACTTATCCTCTATAGTATCATAAGAAGCATCTCTATTGTTATGTTTCTGCAAGTTCTCATAGCGTAAAGTAGATACAGCATCAGAAAATGTCTGTTCTGCTAAAAGCTGAGAAATTCTAGCAGGAGTTACACCTAATGCATTAGCTACTGCTTCTCCTCCAATACCAGCACCTAGTAATACTAATGCACGATCTTCTATAGAAGTAGTTGTGCCGGTTGCATGCTTACCATTAACTCCTGACACTTCTGTAGGAGCAGTAGGTATTGGTATCTTCTTACCATTCTGGAAACCTAAGTCTGCCAGTGTTATATCTTTTACATGTTGCACTGGTGTTTCCTCCTTCTCGCTATCGCTGGTCGCGGCATTACCTAATATACTACTATACTATAAGCTCCACTGTTGCATAGGTAGTAATCACAAATAAGCTTGTAGCTAAAAGACACCGCAAGTGGTGCTAAGAGATAAGTAGTAAATAATTTAGGAATAATAGGTACCTTCCTTAGGATAGCGCGTCTCAACAAATCTAAAAAGGCTTCATACCCCCTACCTTGTAACGAATGTAGTAAGTGTGGGTATGAGCAGTTAGATAGTAGCTTGCTACTCATTGACGCAGTTAATAGACTTCAGGATCAGCTTGCTGATTCATTGATGTACTTGATCTTATAAGCAGTTAAATAGTCAGCTTGCTGACACCTTAATCGAGCGAAGCGAGAATTTTTAGCTAACATACAGGATAGGGAGCTACAGGCTACTATAAGTAGCTAACCTGCGCTCCCATATCTGCTTGCGCTTACAGTTCCAAGTCTCCCAAGCTAGCAAGTGCTTCTACTTCCTTTGCTGCCATCTTAGCGAAACGACTGATAAACCTGATACCCATTGGACTAGTATCTGATCCAGTAATCTCTAAGCACTTAGCTAGTCTAACGCGCTGTGCCTCTTGGATCATCGTTTTACCTGATGCTAGGCTTATGAACTGAGCCAGATAAGAGTTAATGACCTGCTTAACCTTGGCTTGTTGTTCATCCGTAAGACTTGCTGCATCCTCTGCACCTAGTTTCTCAGCTAACACGTTGAGCAGACTACCTGCACAGCTATCAGTGAACCATTCTGTGATCTGTTCACCGTTGATACTGGAACCAGTTTCTTCAATGGTTTCCAGAATCTTAGCTAGTGTTAGTGTCTCTGTGAACACCTGCGTTCCACCATCCTTGTGATAAGCACGGATCGTAGAATCTTCAACACTACTAAGGTATGCGCTAACAAAGGGTGCCAGCGTTTCGATATTCTCTACAACCTGAGCTACAGAGATATGATCTGCCGGAACTGTGACATAAACATTCGGACGCGCTTCAACCTGCTTAAGCTTCATCGCGGCTGTCTGCTTATAGTTCACTGTAACTTGACGGAATCCAACCGGCGCTGCTGGTGTTCCTGCTACTGCATTATATGGAAAGAACTGGCCCGCTGTTTCTGCGCCTAAATCCTTAGCGGGGACTGCTACAACTACTGGTGATACATCTATTGCTGTCGTCATGGTGTTTCCTTTTTACGGACGGAATTGTCCTGTCATTAAATATACGCCTATTGGCAGAGAATACAAGGGTTTAGACAGTTTATTTAGTCTTATTTAGATAACAGTAAAACAGACTAAACTAGCTTAATCACGGCAAGCTGGCCCTATATAAACTTCAATCGTATGCACTATTAAGGTAGCTGTAATTTAGTAAAGAGAGTACTTATTAACGTATCTCGTATGCACAGTTTAAAATGGCATTCTGGCAAAGCTACCCATAATGACATAATGACACTTACCTAATGGGTGGGTATCTAAGGGTATCTATCTGTCACTTACTGTATCTAAGGGTATATAGGTACTTATTCATAAGTATTGTTTAAATACACTCCCTACAGACAGGCGAACTAGGTACACCTAGATAGCATGATATAGGGAGCTAGTATCTAAGAGAGCTATATAAGGTAGCTAGGTATAAGGATACTACCGATATAGACCCGTAAGATAGGGGTTGACATATGGTGTCATTCTGTCAAAATGGTGGATGGGGCCAATTTGCCATTTTTTCGTGTGCCCTTTAGTTAGAAGTACCTTAGTAAGCTAACTGATAAAAGGAATAAATCATGGATACAGATAACAAAGGTAAAATTTTACCAGTAGATGAGATTAAGCATTCGTCTTATACTTACTGGAGAACTGGTCAACCGTGGATGGGCTTAGGCCCTTGGTTATATTACCAAGAACGTAAGTTTGCTAATGGACTTGGAAGATGAAAGATAATTTAACAGGACATAAACTTATAGTAGCTGAGCGTGAGATGATAAGATGCTTTGCTAATGCTGAAGCTTCACATCGTGTATGGACACAAGAGTACTGGCTTAATAAAGCTATTGAGCAGGAAGAAATTATTAAACAACTAAAAGGAAACGGACATGCCTGATATTAATACACCTAAGCATAAGCTAGGTATTGCTATGCAACAACTACTACAAGCAGGTAAAAAGCCCTGCTTTCGTATTGATGAGTTACGTATTACTATGGCAAGTGAACATAGTGCTAACCCCGGCCACCTTTATATAAAGGATAGTAACTGGGATTATGTCGGTAAGATTAGTCCTGCTGGAATAATGCAGATAATGCACCAAAGTAGAATTACTGCTGCACAAAAGCTAATAGTAGCAGAAGCGATAATAGACCCAGAAGAAACAGCTATGAGTTATGGTAAAGTTACTGGTACTTGCTGTTGTTGTGGTAGAACTCTTACTAACAAGCTATCCATTGAGTTAGGCATAGGCCCAATATGTAGAGGTGGTTGGTTCCCTGAACCTGAGCTTAAAGATAACTTGAACCTAGACCTAGGTGGTTTAGATTTAGGCGGGTTATCTGATGAGATTGCTATAACACCTGCATCAGAGCCAGTAATGAAAATAGCTGATGTTTACCGTTCTCTTAACAATACTCAACGCATGATATGTCTTAGTATGTTAGAAGATATAGAAGGTAGAGAATAATGCCAGCAACTAAACCAATGTACCGCCCTGCTTTCTCTGAAGAAGAAGTAGAGGCACTAGCTACTATATTACTAGAGGCTTATCTAGTTGATATGGCTAAACCACCTTATAATCCAAAGTATTCTGCTGACAGTAGACGAGCTTTCTCACCTGAGATGAAGCTAACTCATCATGGACTTATAGGTAAGATCAATACTCTCCGCACTAAGATAGCTAACAAGGCTCTTAATCCTGCTTATCTAGTACGTAAGCATATAGAGCCAGCTATAGCTATCTTAGAGGATCTAGGAGCACCTGAAGCTGATATAGTAGCTGCTACAGGTGGCGAAACTAAAGAAGAATACTGGTCTAGATGTCATAGTAAGTATCTAGAGCTACCTATGGCTTGTACTGTAGCTGAAATAGATGCTGCACAAGAACATAGATACCTACATGATCTTATGTCTCCTGAAGAAGTAGCTACGTATGAAGCTAAGGACAACTAATGGCTAATATAACATGCGCCATTAGTGGCTTGCGTTTTAAGATAGCAGGATTAGAAGGTATCTCTATACCAGCTAGTACTGGCTACTATCATCCTGTATTTACCCTATCTCATAAGAAACTGTATGCACTATATTACCAGCATACACGTAACAAACTAACACCAGTAGATAGCTACCTCTTGTTCTGTGCCTTTTTACAAGCTACTGGACAAGTAGAGTGGAACTCACCAGCTACCTGTAATCCATCGGAGATGCGTACCACAAAGCTAGTGCAAAACAATCTAGCACAACTTATACTAGTCTACCAAAAGACATCTATAATAAAGCACCCGTCTTTTAAACAGCCTAACTTTGTGGTAAGCTATGATAACGGTAAGCTAGATCAGGTACATAATTGGATAGCAGCATGGCAACAGAATCTAGTAGACTTTAATGTCTCTAGAGCTACCTATGCACAGCAACGAGACTTGTATAAGATAGAGTCTTTACTTGATGAGAAGCTATCGCAAGGTATACCACCTGACCAGTTACCAGCAATAGTAGCTAGTTGGGCATCACAAGCAGCTGAGTTTCCTTATGATAAGGACGAGTCTTACCAGCAAGTAATACGCTCTTGCTTTAATTCTGCTAAGATGTTTAAGACTCCCTTGAATCTCATTCGCGAGGTTCAGCAGTATTGCTATGCTAATATAGAGCCAGACTCTATACATTTCTTTACTCTATCTGAAACTCTTAAGAAGGGCGCGGCATTACATCTAGATTACCTAGGTGGCTCTAATCTAGCACTAGGGTATACTATGTTAGATATAGATTCAACTCAGCTTACCAGTGAACAGAAGAAGGGTGAGCTTAAGACAGCCGCAGCGTTAACTACCATAGTAAACAATGCACCCACAGAACCTCCAGTGGCAATAGACTATCCTAATAAGCTAGACTTCCTTAAAGCTAGGCTCGCTTATAAAGTAGCTACGACACTTACCGCGCCAACAATAAAATCTAATCCAAAGGACGAGTTATAATGGCTAAGAATACTATAGACTTTGCTGCCTTACTAGCTAAGGTAAAAGCTAATGCAGAGAAGCCACCTCCACCTAAGGTAGAATCAACTGATTTACCTGAGCTAGATGCGTTCTCTGCTCCTGAGCCTAAGCCTATCAATGACACAGTAACAGGTATGCATGGTGAGCTAATTACTTATAACTCTAAACAACAAGAGTTTATAAACATGGCAGCCGCAGGTAAGTCTTGCGTACTTATAGGTGCAGCAGGTACAGGTAAAACTACTTGTTCACAAGGTGCGCTTAAAGCTATCCTCAACTCCACAGACTTAGCTATACCTCCGCTAATGGCTGATGGTCATAAGCACCTACGAGATAATACTCCCGGCGTAGTTATATGTTCTTACACTCGCCGCGCTGTTAATAACATTCGTAAAGTACAAACTGAGGATCTAAAGAATAACTGTATCACAATACATAAACTACTTGAGTATGCTCCTGTATACTATGAGGTACTTGATCCTGAGACTAATGAACTTAAGAATACCATGCGCTTTGAGCCTTCTCGTAATGAGTTTAGGCCACTACCTACATCTATCCATACTATAGTAATAGAAGAAGCTAGTATGCTAGGTGGTTTACCTGTAGAGATGGGAGAAGGTAGAGGTGAGTTATATAACCAACTCTTAGCTGCGTTATCTCATGAAGTACAATGGATCTTTATAGGTGACATACAACAGCTACCACCTGTATTCGGGCCAGCTATCTTAGGCTTTAAGCTTAATGAACTGCCTACTATAGAGCTTACACAAGTATACAGACAGGCTCTTGAATCACCTATTATTAAGCTAGCTCACCAAATACTTAGTGGTATACCTATACCTATAGAAGAATATGAATCATGGCATATACCCGGTAAACTAACTATCCATCCATGGAAAAAGAAATTACATCCAGACCACGCTATAATGACATTAGCTGCGTTCTTTAAGCAAGGTATAGATACTAAGCTCTATGATCCTAACGAGGATATGATACTTATACCCTACAATAAAGCTTGTGGTACATTAGAGCTAAATAGGCATATAGCTAATCATCTTGCGCGTAAGCGGGATGCTATGACCTATGAAGTTATAGCTGGCTTTATTAAGGTATACTTATCTGAAGGTGATAGGGTACTGTATGATCGTGAAGATGCAGAGGTTGTAAGTATCGAACTTAATCCATCCTATACAGGAGCTAAGTATCAGCAATGCTCTCGTAACTTAGATTACTGGGGGCATAACCCTAAAGCAGTAGAAGAACGTCAGGGACATAGAGCAAGCTATGCTGAGGATGATGTAGACTTCTTACTAGAGCAGGTAGCTAGTTCAGATGATCGAGTTAATCAATCCTCTCATAAGATAGTGGTAAGGTTACTAGACTCTGAGACTGAGGTAACACTTAGTTCTAGCTCAGAGATTAATAGCTTACTCCATGCTTATGCTCTTACAGTACACAAGGCACAAGGCTCTGAATGGCGTAAGGTGTTTCTAGGCTTCCACCAGAGTCATGCTGTAATGATGCAACGAGAACTATTATATACTGCGGTAACTCGTGCGCGAGAAGAACTGTATATTATCTGTGAACCAGAGACTTTCACCAAAGGTATCATATCACAACGTATTAAGGGTGATACCTTAGCTGAAAAAGCTGAATTCTTTAAGGGTAAGTTACCTAAAGAAG